GGGCTTGCTGTATTTTTATGGAGGTACTGCATGAAGTACACAATTCTAGGATTTTCGCAAACAGAACTCACGAAATTCGGTCTTGACTTAAAAGACGCTATGATTCTTCGGTGGTTCGTGGATTTTTATCACACCGGGAAAATGGTCGAGGTTATTTACAACGGGAAATCGTATGCGTGGGTAAAATATCAATCAGTTATTGACGACTTGCCAATACTTGGGATAAAAAACCGCGAGATTATTGCGCGGCATTTTGCTAAGTTAGAAAGGTGCGGATTGCTTGAAAAGCATGTAAAAAAGCAAAGCGGAACGTTTACTTGCTTTAAGCTGTTGCCAGAAAAATACGAACAGTTAATAAGTAATCTACCAAAAAGTAGAGAGGTTAATGACACACCCGACCCTACGGTAGACCCCCTACCCGACCCTACGGTAGACCCCCTACTCTACCAAAAAGTAGACCCAAAATATTCTTCTATTAATGAAAATCCTTCTATCAATAAAAATTCGTCTATTAAGGAGGAGGAGGCGGATTCTAAAAAAACAAACGAAAAACAACACCGCCTCCAAAAATTCATTGCATCAGTTTTCAAAATGTACGAGGAAAAAAACTGCCAACCGTTTGGCTTCCACAATCACGAAAAATTGAAGTTGCTTTATAATCGATTTGATGACAACGGTATAAAAAACATTTCCGAACAAGACATAGAGAATGCTCTTGACAAAACGAATAATATTATACGGCGTTGGAAATCACAAGGCAAGCGGGCTTTTGTAAGTCCCGGACTTTTTATGAAAGTGTTAGCCGATGAGGTTGTTACATCGAGCGAACAGACGGGGTTAACCGACGAAGACTTTGTTCGTGCTGCCGAAGAGTTTAACAGAAATCGCGTGGGGGCATAACAATGCTGCGTAAATTAATTGAATCTATTGAAAACGATATTGAAAAAATTGATAACGAAATATCAAGGCTAATCTCTGCTAGGCAAGTCTTGTATAGCGATAAAAAGCAAAACAACGACTTTTGCGAAAAATGCAATGACGGTTACATACGAAAGCCGATGAATATAGACTTTGATTCTGCCGTCCCGGCTTCCGTACAGTCCTACCCGGCATTATGCGAATGCGTATCATCACCGCAAATTGACAATTTTCTAATGGAGTTGTATGAGAAAAAAGATGAGAAACAAAAAAGAAATCGAACATACATTAGCCATCGTGCGTATATCGCACACCGCTTAGGCGTGGACTATGCAGATAAAACAGTGGAAACATTTAATCCTGCCGGGAATTCTGATGCTATTATGGCTTTTCAAAAATGGATTGAAAACCCCAAAACGCCTTGTTTTTTATTTGGAAAAACAAGCGCGGGGAAAACGCACCTGATAGCCGGTGCTGCTAATTATTTCGCTCAAAATAACATCCCGTTCGCTATTGTAAAAGGCGGGGATTTAGACGCTCTTACGGATAGAGACCGCTATACAAGTGCGCAAAGAGAAAGCAAAATACACCGTCTGTCAAAAATAAAAATACTGATAATTGATGATTTAGGTGTTAGCCGGCTTACGCCAGCACGGCATACGGAGGTATGGTATCCGTTACTTGACACTAGGCGAAATAACCGACTACCTACGCTTTACAGCGCGGACGTGATGGTATACCCGACAAAAGCGAGGGCTTGCGTATGGGGCGATTATGAAGACAATGCTGCGCGGGAACGCCTTATAACGCGAATGGTATGGGGTGAGCGCAACGCTTACAGTATGCAGCTAATACCGTTAAAAAGGACATAATTATGAGTTCATTGCTTGACAATTTCCGGTATCATTTACAAACGCCCGGGCGCGGTTATTACCCCGAGGGATGTAAATGCCTGTTCCTCCCGGGCGAGAAGTGGGAGCATTTATGTCATTACGTATCTAATACCAAAGCAAACAAACGCGCTGTAAAAAAAGCGTTTGGCCGCAGCATTTATATTGATTTGCCTCTCTTTAATGTTGTACCCGGAAGTCGTGAAAGTAATATAGGTTATCGGCATGGATACTCTCGCACACCTTGTACTATGCCATCGGCGGTAGTGTACGCGGCGCAGGAGGCGATACGCGAAAGTATACCCGATGTTACGCATGAATACATACTGGACTTTTTACGACGAGAGCCGGGGAGTGTGAGCGTTGTAGACGCAATCGCATACCGCACGGCATTTTATCAAGATGTAATTTGCGGCATTCATCCGCACAAAGTTTTTTTATAATTTGAGGAGGAAGCATGATAGCATTTTGTAAAACAGTTTTACGAAATGGCGAGCCCGTATATATACCAGCGTCTGAAATTGACAAGAAAAAATTTGACAGTTTTCGGTTATCTTGTGATGACCAGCAGCTTGTGTCAATGGAAATAAAAAAAGCAAGCTCACGTGAATATGATATGTACCAGCGCAATGCTCATTATTTTTCTTATTTGAGGGACGTAATTTCTAATCACGAGGTAGGTAAAAAAAACGGCGAGTTTTTATGCGCTTTTATTTTGCCGTTGGAATCACCAGAGCAGCAAGTGCAGGCACTGCACGAGCAATTGAAACTAAAAGCCGTTACGGCGTGCCCTACTTTTTTACGAGTTGTAAAAGACAAAGACGGGCGGGACACGTATCATCATTTTTCACTACGGGTTAATACGAAAAAAACCGACCCGTTTGTCCTCACGCCAAAAGAGCGGAAAAAATATTATGACTTTGTATTTGATATGTTAGTTAAAATGCAAGACCATGTAAGCGGCTGGCACATTCCGCCGTATAGGCATGTCAGCGGCACGTTCCGCCGTATAAGGAGGAATCATGATGAGGTATGAGCACTATAAGCACGACACGAGCCGCGATGTGGTTATATGGCTGCTTGCGATAACAACCATCGTACTGGCAGGCATAATACTTTATCTGCTATACATACCGCATCCGATTTCGGGCGCACGCCAGCGAATCGAATATATCGACAGCAGCGGACGAACCATCGCGGTTGATGAGGTGCGCGATATGTATGTCGGCTACGAGCGCGGGGATGAGGTCGAGATAGCCGGGCGCGATTATAAAGTATCAGGGTATTCGTCAAGCGTGGGGAGGGATATTTATATGGTGGAGGCAAGCGATGAGTAAAAAAAAATACCGTTTGGTAAAAAGCAATATCGATGGTTTATTCCGTGTGCAAGCGTTGCGCGATTTCCATATTGTTAAAAAAGGTGAAATCGGGGGGTATGTTGAAGCAGAAAAAAACTTGAGCCATTCCGGCAAATCTTGGGTTTCCGGCGACGCTTGTGTTTCCGGCAACGCGTGGGTTTCCGACGACGCCCGGGTTACCGACGACGCCCAGGTTTGCGGCGACGCTTATGTTTCCGGCAAATCTTGGGTTTCCGGCGACGCTTGTGTTTCCGGCAACGCGTGGGTTTCCGACAACGCCCGGGTTTCCGACAACGCCCGGGTTTCCGGAAACGCTTGGGTTTTCGGCGACGCCCGGGTTTCCGACGACGCCCGGGTTTGCGGAAAAGCCCGGGTTTCCGACGACGCCCGGGTTTGCGGAAAAGCACGGGTTTCCGGCGATGCACGGGTTTGCGGAAAAGCACGGGTTGGCGGCGATGTGTGGGTTTACGGTAACGCGCAGGCTTCCGTTAGGAAGGATAACGAGGGAACGCAAGGAGGTAAGCGATGAGAAAAATACAACAAAAGCAGATTGACAAAATACGACTAAACAAGCGGCTACTCAAACGTTATATGTCTATATACGGGAATGATTTTAGCGAAGTTGATTTCAGCAGTTTGGATTTCAGCAATTTAGATTTCAGCTATTTGGACTTCATCTGTGCGAGCTTTACCGGCGCGATATTTACCGGTGCGACATTTACCTGTGCGAGGTTTACCGGCGCGACATTTACCGGTGCGAGATTTACCGACGCGATATTTACCGGTGCGATATTTGCCGGCACGACATTTTCCGATGCGACATTTGACGACGCGACATTTGACCGTGCGAGATTTGACGGGGCGAGATTTGACGGGGTGAGATTTGCCGGTGCGAGATTTATCGACGCAACATTTACCGGCGCGACATTTACCGGCACGACATTTGCCGGTACGACATTTGCCGGTGCGAGGTTTGACGGTGCGAGGTTTGACGGTGCGAGATTTGTCGGCGCGACATTTGACCGTGCGACATTTGCCGGTGCGAGATTTGACAGTACGACATTTGACCGTGCGAGATTTGACCGCGCGACATTAAAGCATTTCGTATCAAACCGCACGATATTCAGCTCTTTATTTGAGCGCACCGCTGATGGATGGATTGTATACAAAGCATTTGGCGTAATTAACCAACCTGCGCCAAAATGGAATGTAAAAATCGGTAGTAGGATAGTTCATAGGATAGATACTGACCGATATGCTGAATGTTCATACGGTATAAATATAGGGACGCTAGAACGGGTTCGTGATAATGTTGGTATGACACCAATTTACAAATGCCTAGTCCCTTTTTCTGCGGAGATATGCGCCCCATACTATACGGAAGGCAAATGCCGGGTATCGGAATTGAAAATATTAGAGGTGTACAAGGAGGCAAGCGATGAGTGATTATATAAAAGAAATGAAAACAGTAAAAACTAGAAAAAAACACACCTGTCAAGGTTGTTGTGTTGACATTGATATAGGGGATAGTGCATTGACCTGGTCGGGGTTTGACGCAGGTGAGTTTTTCAGTGTTTATTTGTGCGGCAGCTGTGGCGAAATATATTTAGAAAACCAATTAGAGATAAACAAAAACATTCTAGATGGGGCTTATGAAGGGTTTATATCTGATTATGTTGATGAGTATGGAGGTAAGCGATGAGTAATGAATGTACGTGGATTAATAACGACGACGACCCCTGTTACTATGAAACATCGTGCGGAGAAGCATTTAATTTTTTTACTGGGGAGGTAAAAGAAAATGGGTTTAAATTTTGTCCGTACTGCGGGTCGAAAATAGACACAATAAAGGAGGCAAGCGATGAGTGATGAATTTTGCGAAGAATGCGGAGAAAAAGAAATTAACTGCAGATGTGAGAAATGTGATACTTGCTCAAAATATATAGCACCGTGGAATACATATGAAAGGAATGGACTTTATATTTGTGAGGATTGTTTTCGCGAATGGCAAATAAAATATGAAAAAAAGGACGCAAGCGATGAGTGATGATACCCTATACAAATGTACTGTTTGCGGGCGTGTTGGAAGTGTTGGGCGTTGCTGCGGTGATGAAACACGTATCCCGCTGAACGAAAAAGCTCGCGAAGAGCAAAGTGGATTAAAGCAAAAAAAACAAATAAAGGGGAAAGCGATGAGTGAGAAAAAAAAAGTAATACAGGCGTTATCTGCCGCGCAAATGGATATATCACGTGCGATTAGTCCACTTGGAAGCGAGAATGACGAGTATATAAATGGCATGCGCACGGCGATTGATGTTATTCAACTGCGCATAGACGCAATAGTGGAGTCAAGCGATGAGGAATAAACTCAGTATTAAAGATATGTTCCCCTTTGTTATATGTTTTGGTGATGGGCTTTCTGAATGCCGAAACATCAGAATATATGCTGAATTATGCAAAAAATGCGGTCATGAGGACGCTGTATCAAGAGGCGGTTTATGCCTGAATTGTTATTCAAAGGAATTAGTTAGTAAAATAAAAGAGGAAAGCGATGAGTAAAATAACAAACGGCCGGGGGGAGTGAATATGCAAGGATTATTCGGTGATGAAATACAGGAGAGCAGAGCAGGAAGCAAGCAAGGCAAACGCCCATATGAGCGTGTAGGGCGTTACCACGATACCACCAAGCGCTGCAAGCATTGCGCGTATATGTTAGAGGGCACTTACAATCGCGATGGCAGATACGTATATTGTAAGCGTTTTGAGAATAAGCGCACGGCGTACAATCTTGAAAAAACACGCCCAAATTATTTTGCGTGTTCAAAGTTTGAGGAAAAAAAGTAAACTTCTGCGCTTTATCTTATTCGTTGATATTTCAAATCATCTTTGGGAGGTATGCGATGAGTGAGCCAACAGAACAAGAAGTTGGGGAAATTGATATGAATTCATGCTGTAACATAAAATTTGGATGTGAATCAGGTGTCGGGTACAAGTGCCCTAAGTGCGGGAGGCTTTTTTTTGTAGCGATAAACGGCACGGTCAAGCCTTTCAGCGTCAGAATTAGAGAAGAAATATTGAATAAAAATGGCTGGCGGGAGCAGTCGAAATCTTACTACGCAAGGCAAAATCAAAAAAAAGAACCTGAGCCATTCCGGCGACGCGCGGGTTTACGGCGATGCAAGGGGGCAAGCGATGAGTGAATACAAAACACCGATTAAACGAATCCGCGAGTCATACACAATCGCGCAGGTCGCACAGTTAATGCGGGTATCGAAACGCACGGCGACGCGCTGGTGTACCGAACGCAAACTCCTGCACTACTTCGTCGGCGGTCGTTTTTACGTTCACAAGGACGACCTCAACCGCTACATTAAGTCGCGCCTTACGCGCCACATTGAGTAGCAAGTTAAGTCGAAGAAAAAAATAACAAATAAAGGAGGCAAGCGATGAGTGATATAGAAAATTTTAGAATACTATTTAACTTCGCAAAAAAAATGCTCGATGAGAGCAAGGATATTGAGCCTGAATTTCTTGAAGTATTAAACACGAGGTTTGATGACCTTTTGTTATGACACTTGAAGAAATACAAATAAAAATAATATTTGGCTGGCGGGAGCAGTCGAAATCTTACTACGCAAGACAAAATCTAAAAAAAAGAACTTGACAAAAAACAAGGCGTATAGTATTATGTTATCTAGGCGTGGGTGTTTACACAACCCTCCTTCTTTTCACACCCCCACCTTGCATCCACGCCTACTATATGCAAACGCCGCTAATGTACTGTCCCCCTTGTTATTAAGGAGTGGGATTATGAAAACGACAAAAGAACATAAAAAAGCACGTAAAAGCGATTAAGGCGGAACGTAAACGGCAGAAAAAAGACTTGTAAAAAACAATTATAATTTAAGGAGCATATTATGAGTATCGAAATGTTAGGGCTAGGATCTAAGTTTGAGTTTAGTAAAGACGGAATTGATTATGAGGCGACTATAACAGACGTTTCTTATGATATTGTGCAAAGAGTTCCTGAAAAAGATTTTGAGGGCAACATAAACCGATTTGTAGTAATACATCGCGATGAGGAATGTAATGACGAAAAGCGAGATATAAAATTGCCCGAAGGATACCCGCTTGATGTGTCAATGAAAAGTATTTCTTTAATCGCAAAGAAGATTAAGCGAAGGTATTTTTTATGTTGTAGAAACAATGGCATATTGTGTTTTGAAAAACATAATGACAAATATGACGCTTGTTCTTGGAAATCGGCAAAAGTCCCTGAATGGGATAGCAATAATATAACAATCGGAAACGGATGGATTCCGCATGATGGACACCACGAGAGCCCGGTAAGTGATTGGATAGAAATCGAGTATTTTTTTTATGACGCCTGTTGTGTTAGAAGGCAAAGAAAAGACAGAGCAAAAAATATTTACTGGAAAGGCGTTGTTTTTTATCGTTTAGTAGGCGGGCAAATAATATGTTAGTGCAAAGAAGGAAACACACAAGCGAAAATAAAATCGGCGTAAAGGTCAAGAGCGTTCACCGTAGAGCATACCTTTTGTTAGAGGATAATGACGGCACAACATTTTCTCAGCCAAAAAGTCTTGGTGTTGCGGTAACATCAAAAAGTGAAGCGATGAAGTACGCTCAATCGGGCGGTAATTGCGAAAGAACTTATGAAGAAGTTATTGTATTTGATGATTTCAAAGATGCTATTGATTATTCTTATGGTAAAAACTTATGAATTGGTATAGACCGCCATTCTACAAAATAAAGGAGGAGTAAAAATGTTATTAAACACAATACTAGTTATAGCGACGTCAGCGTTTTCTATAATCGCGGTAACTATTTTGAGTTTCAAAATAAAGCAAATTGAAAAAAGGCAAAAAGAGGCAGAAAAGGACATAGCGGCTGGGCGGATTGCGAAAAAAATTGAAGAGTATTACGACATAAAAAATGTTAGTATATCTGCTGGGTATGTTCATACAAACGGTGTCGGCGGTTTTTTTACTTTTGTAGGTTTTGATTTCGAGTATAAAGGTGTTGTTTTTAAGTGTCCCATGATTGGTGGTGAGCGCAGCCTATATGAAGTGTTGCCGAAACATAAAGAAAAAATAGAAAAAATAAAAGAATGTGAATAATGTACTACGGCATACCTTACATGGGAAGTAAGCGAAAAATAGCCGGCGAGATAGTCGATTTTATCGCAAACCATAGTAGACACGCACGGCATTTTTACGATTTATTCGGAGGCGGTGGTGCGGTGTCTTTTGCTGCTCTCCAACACTAATGGATTATATCGAGGCGTTATGAAAGAATTGACTATAAAGCCAGCTATGGGAATTGGAGACCAGTGCTACGCCCCTATAATCGGAAAAATACTGAATGACACAACTGGGATGCCTATAAAAGCCGTTACGACCCTTCCATGGCTCTTTGAAGGGTTTAAAAATATAACACCGTTTATTATTGACGATATGCGGGAGCGAAACAGAATATCCGGGCTCGATATATCCTATGTACCATACAAGCAGCGTCCGTTTACAACCCAATGGGAGGACACACTGGACGCGGCTCAGGTACTGAATAGTGGCGTATGGAAACAATCATTCAAAATACCTGAAAAAGCCGCCGTTAGTAGAAAATACAATACCACTAAAAAAGTATGTATAATAAAGCCTCCGATTGTAGTTCATTTTGAAAAGCGGTTCGGAACACGCCATTTAACACCGGCTTGGGAACCGTATCAAAAAATAATCGACGCATACAAGGACGTTTTTTATTTCGTTGCTATCGGCGGTAAGGATGACGAATATGTACACGAACTCGACGGCATAGACTTGGATTTACGCGGAAAAACAACCGTGCGTGAGTTGTTTGGGGCGATTAAGGGCGCGGACGCGGTTATAACACAAACAGGAAATGCACATATTATCGGCGAAGGCTTTGGGAAAAAAGTTTTTTTAATAATAAGCTCTGCGGGTCTTAAATGCGATAATAAATTTTTGTCAAGCATAACGCTTGATAAATTGCGATGCGTTCCAACGCTTACAAACGGCGCAATGGACACGGCAAGGGATATTGTGGAAAAAGCCGGGGTATGGTTTGCGCAGTATATGGGGGGCGTATGATAAAAATATTATTAGTGCGCCCTCGTTATGAGTGGGCTTCCAATATAGCAAAGGCTCTAAAAGGTCATGCAAAAATTAGCGTAATTGACTTTAAAACACCGGGCAAATACACTTGCGATAAACACATAAGCAAACACATACACTATGACATAAATAGCGTAAATGACAACGACCTCAAAACGATGGCGGAAAAAATAGGCGATATAACGCACGTCATTATAGCACAACGCCTTGATGATGTTAGCGAGTATTACGCAAAATATTACAAAGGTCGGGCGCGGGTGTTCTTCACCGAGGCTTTTTTCGGCAATAATATAATTTTTGATGAAGTCGGTCTACAATACATGCCCGTGAATGAAATACCGTTTGAGACGCGTATAAAAGAATACAAATACGATTCACCTATTTTCGCCGGCACACGCGAAAGACAACCGGTCGCAAACAAAAAAATTGACGTTAGCGGCGGTTTGGTTATATTTGAGCAGGTTTATCATGATAAATCCTTATATTTTGAAAGGGTATACCCATATTCATACCGCGTGAACAAAAATATACAAAAAAACTACAAGAAAATTCTTGACGATGTTGCGGAAAAATCGAATACAGATGTTTATGTAAAACGGCACCCGCGGCAACCGCCTAGTAGATACCACGAGTATAAAAGTAAAGTGAAAATTGTAGATGCGCCGATATCACAGCTTTTGACGGCTAAAAATACGGTTTATTACGCATTTTCAAGTACTGTGATATATGAGGCAGCCATAAAACACGGTAAAAGTGTAATGTCAAGCGGTTTTCATTTAATGACGGGCGTTGACTTAAAAAATCCGGAAGCGGTGAAGAATAGACATAATTTCCTATGGCAGTATTACACAGTAGACACGACAGACACTGAGCGCCTTCTAAAACGGTTACAGTGTCCGAGTGAAGAATGGTATAAATAAATAAAAACAAAGGAACCAGCATGAAACAAAGAAAAGTAGGCGATACGCTACTAAACGAAAAAAAGCAAGAGGTTATTCTACGTCTACTAAAAAAAGTGGGGCATATAACAGCCTGCACTGCGGAGGTTGGCGTATATATGGGCGGCAGCAGTATACTCATCGCACAAAATAACGGCAACGACATGCACTATGCTTGCGATACATATACAGGCATACCGCTATACGACCCTGAGGAAGATATTCACAAAACCGGCGATTTTAGAGATACCCCAAAAACGCCAGTAATAGAGCGACTAATACAAGAACCGAACATAAAGCCGATAATTGGAGTATTCCCATACTCACTTATGCGGGAAAAGGTTTTGTACAAATTCGTACACTATGATGGGGATATAGCGCAGGGTTTGCGCGAGACGCTTAAATATTTTCCCAAGAGAATGGTTGCCGGTGGTATAATCGTGGTTGACGACTATGGGCATGAAAAAACCCCTGCAATAAAACCCATATTAGACGAATGGGGGGGAAAAAACGGGATAGACGTACACAGTGAAGTACAGGGTCAAGCGTGGTTAGAAATATAAAGCCCATGTTGACAAATTACGTTAAATAGTGTAACATATTATAGTGAGGTATTATACATATGGCAAAAATGGGACGACCTACAAAGTATAATAAAGAATTGGCAGACAAAATATGCCGTTTGCGCCGTGAAGGCAAGTCTATGCGGGCGATTGCGCGTATGAGTGGCATGCCGGATGTACACACATTATGCCGGTGGAAACAAAAACACGATTACTTTCGCGCACAATACGCGCAGGCATGGGTTGACTACCTCGAAATGGAAGGCGATAACATCATCGAAATGGCGGACAAGGCAACGTCTAAAAACTTTATGCCGCAGCGAGTTAAAATTGATACGCGCAAGTGGGTATTATCAAAACAATTGCCGGTAGCATATGGGGAAGTTCTACGGCACGAGGGCAAGGTAGACCACGGCGTTAACATAACATTTAGCAGTTCCGACAAGGAATTATGACCTACAAACAGCTTACGCTTAACGCTAAGCAAAAAGCGCTCTTTGACACTTTGAAAGCCAACGGGCTGACTTACATCCTCGCGGATGGCGGCTCGCGCTCAGGTAAAACACTACTGATATGCGATACCACTATCAAACGCGCTTTCTTATATCCGGGTACTAAGCACATAATTTGCCGGAAAAAAAAGACCACATGTATTGCTACGGTTTGGAAACAGACGTTTTTACCGCGATTAATCGAAGCGGTTGGGCACGACTGCTTTTCGCTCGACAAGACGAATAACATCATTACACTACCAAACGGCTCTACAATATGGACAGGCGGGTTTGATGATGCGGCGCAAGCCGATAAAATACTTTCGACAGAGTGGGCAACGATTTTTGTAAATGAGGGGACTGAACTCACGTACAGGCAGTTCTGCGATTTAATGACGCGGCTTAACGTGCCCCCTGCCGAAACGAACATAACACGAAAGTTTATCGCAGATTGCAACCCGCGCCCGCCTAGCCACTGGATACACAAAGTCTTTATTGAAAAGATATACCCGGAAACTGGCGAGCCGCTTGACTACAAAGACAAAATCGGGCGCGTGTGGTTCAGCCCTTATGACAACGCGAAAAACATATCGCCGGAGTATCTTAAAGACCTTGAAAGCCTTAGGGGAATGGCGCGGAAAAGATTTCTTGAAGGTATTTGGGCGAGTAATTTCAAGGGGCAAGTGTTTAACTCTTTTAATCGCGAAAACAACGTTGACGATACTATTGAGTTTAACCCTGCGTATGAGCAGTGGACGGCGTGGGACTTCGGCATACAGGATAGCTGCGTTGTTCTTTTCGCGCAGGTAAAAAAAATACCAGTGTATGGCGACAACCGGTTGGGCGCAGAGATAGAGTTTTATGACGAAATCGTATCCACACAAAAGCCGGCTGAGTGGTACGCGGATGTAATACAAGCAAGAATGAAAGAGAACCTGCGTCTATTTAAACACACAGGCGACCCATCGGGTTCAAGTAGGGGTGCGGGGCTTGACAGTTGGTTTTCACGCTTAGCGAATAAGGGCATACGGCTAAGTAAGGCTGGACTAACAGGGAAAAGCCCGGAGGACATGATTTCAAACGCGAACCGGCTTATGGCGAGTGTAAAAATAAACGCAGAGAAATGCCCCACCCTAGTATCTGCGCTTGAAAATTGGAGTTATCCGCTCGACGCTGCCGGGCAGGTTATAGACGGTAGCAAACCTATTCACGATGAACACTCTCACAGGGGGACGGCTTTCTACTACTTTTTCATGCATCGCTTTCCGCCTACTGCTGGCGGAGGCGGAGTATATACAGTCTAGGAGTAAGACAATGCAAACCAAAGAGGACATCAAACGCCTAATAGAATCGCAAGAGAGAAACACACCGAAAATATATCAAAAAAATCTACTTGATATTATTACAGACGCTTGGACTTACATCATATGGGAGTCCATTATATCACAGTACTCTCTTGCTGCCCGTGCGAAACTGAATCCACTAATTACGACCGAGTTCAATTTGCTCAAAACTTACGCAAAGTATACATCCATGGTGTACAAAAAGCCGGCGAAGCGCAAAATAGCAGACGGTGCGGTGCAGTATGATGATTTCTTCAATCAGACAAAACTGAACAGGGTTATGAAAAAAGCCAATTATTTATCATCCGCTATGAACGGATGCGCGGTTCGCAGCATATGGCGTGATGGTAAGATTGAGCATGATATAGTTACTTTCGACAACTGCGAGGTATTTGTTTCTGAGCACGACCCGAAAAAAATAGTTGCGTTTAAATGGTACTCCGGGCTTGAATTGCCTATGGGTCGCAGGGAAACTACAAAAACAAGCGGTGGTACTGCGAATTGGCTTACAAACGGAACGGTCTCTGATTACATCCTTGACAAAGAACTTCTTGTGTCTTATGCCATGTACAAACGCGCATTCATGTACAAACTCATCGAAGAAGAAAACTCTAACTATCTTTTGTACGAGGAATATCTTTGCGATGACAATGGCAATGAAAAATTAGACCGCTCTGAAATAATCGACTACCGCGATGAGGACGGCAACGCCCTTATGCCGGTAACAATTATCACCAACGAATACAACCACGACCGTATAATAAACTTCACAGCCGGCGGCGACATAGTTGACGCGACCATTCACACCGCAACCGACCTCGCACATTTAAACGAAATATTGAAATATCAGTCTCACATACAGGGCGTTATACGCACAAGCGATAAATCAAAGTATGGGGGAAAGGTTGCTATCGGAGCCGGAGAATTCCTGCTTGTAGAGACAAACGACATAAACAATGAGGACGTTACCACCATCGACCTGCAAGCCGATTACGATAGGCTATGGAATACAATCAAATCTAGGATAAAAGCCGTTCTCGGTGCAAATGGCATAAGAGTTATGATTGATGACGCGCAGTCAAGCGCACAGTCCGGCTTTGCTATCATGCTGGAAAAAAGCGACCTAATAGAACTACGTGAAAATCAAATAGACGTATACCGAGAGCATGAAGCAGAAATATACAAACGAGATAAGGCTGTACATAACCATTATTCATCGCAAAAAATACCCGAAGGCGATTTCAGTATAGACTTCGCGGAAGTGGAAATATACCAAAGCCCGCAAGAAGAAGTCGCTTTATGGACTTTCCTTTTCTCAAACAAAATCAAAACGCCAATCGATTACATCATGGAAAAGAACCCCGATATAGACGAGGACACCGCACGTGGAATATACGAAAAAAATAAGCGGTTTTTTGAAACAGGATTCGGGCGACTAATGCTACCGGACGAAGAGGACGAAGAGGACGAGGCGGTAAATGTCTAATCTTTTTTTACAGGACGCTGAAAGGGTAGAGGAGGCAACAGAGTCGGCTGTGAAATCGCTTGAAAAAGTACAGCGAACCTTGAAAAAAGATATTGTGCGCCTATACAAAGCAGGGCAGGGTATTGAGGCGATTGACTACGCCACGCAGCTTAACAGCGTCAATGGCATACTTGTAGACGCTGGATATTACGAGTTCGGCGGTCAATATTACACCGACGAGTTCCAATCTTACCTCAACAGCGCAAACAAGGTTTACAAAAAAATATATCCGGGGGAGTTTCGGCTACAAGCGCAGACGCTTGAAGAATTTAACCTTCTTCGGGATGCGGCTGAACGACGTTTTACATCGCTTGGCGCAGAATACGCGAACCGCGCCACGGAGCGGCTTGTTTCAATGCAGTTCGGCGGCGTCCCTCTTGATGTAGCCGGCGGCGTCCTCGCTGATAACACCGACACCTTTTTTAATCAATATGTAAAAACGTGGGTTAGAACATCGTCAAGTGATTTTCATTCCGGCGTAACGCAGAAAATAGGCGTTGAACTCGGCGCGAAAAAGTGGGTGTACGATGGCGTTCTTGATGATGCTACTCGACGTATATGCGAAAGGTATAGAGGGAAGTCAAAAACCCGCGAGGAATGGGAATCTATTCCGAACGGGCAGACGGGCAGCATGTGGGACGGTCGCGGAGGATGGAACTGCCGACATCGATTTTACCCGGAGTTTGCCGAATGAGTGTGCGAGTAAACCTTCCTACATTAAAAAAGTTCAAAAAGAAGCTACGCAAAGGCTATCAAAAAGAACTGCAAAAAATATGCGAAGGCTACGTGATACCTGAAATTCATAGGCTATGGCGCGGTAAAAAAGGCGCAGACGGAAATTCTTTTGAGGGGAAAGGAACAACGCTATCACCGCAGTATAAAAAGTTTAAGGCGAAAGGCGGGAAGGCGGCTATCCCAAATATGGTTTTAACCGGCGAAATGACACAGTCAATGCGGACGAAGGTTGTGCGTAACGGCGCAATGATTTATTTTACAGGCAAGAACAATGTTGACAAGGCGCGTTCAAACGCGAGATGGCGACCGAACTTTTTAAGGCTAAGCCAAAATAAAAAAGTTGTAAGTGGAATAAGGAAAAGGTTTAGACGATGGCTCAAAGTGTAACAACATTATGGGAGCAGCACAAGGGGGACGACTGCTTAATTGTCGGCGGCGGGCGGTCTGTTTGCGATGTGAACTTTGACAAGTTTCAAGGCGCGTTGAAAATCGGGATAAACTTCAACGTTACACCGATAGACTTTGACTACATGGTATACATGGATGATGACGTGCGCCTATGGTACGATATTTATGAACACCGTGAGAAAGTTATTGCATTTAAAAATAACGCCGGAATAAGCACGGATTTCACTTACACAAAGCACGACATTGAAATACTATCGCACACTGGTAGCCTCGCTTTACAAATTGCATACAAAATGGGCTTTGATAATATTTATCTCGCGGGATATGATTATTACGTAAACGAACACAGGCACTATTACAGCGATAGCGGGTGTAATGTCGATGAGGTGAAAGCCGCGAAGTATCACTATTACAAATACACCATTATGGGAGGTGAAAAAAAAGAAGAGCGCGAAAAAAAACAGTATGAGGCAAGCATCGTTAATCCATCGGGGGCGATACGCGACTTTGATTCATTGAATTATAAAAATGTGTACAATCTAAACCCGAAAAGCAATTTAAAAAAATATCGTTTTGTTCAAAAACCCACTTGACAAAACACTAAAAAAGGAGTATATTTATGTTAAGACACTTTCTAACTTCATTGAACCCCCGTTGCTTTGATACAGATAACGGCGGCGGGGGTTCACCTCCAACATCCGATAGTCCAGCGGACGATTCGGATTCACAAGCCCCGGCGGGGCAAACGCCTGACGCAGCGCAGACGGCGGTAAACGCAGATGCGATACTTGAAAAGAACAGGCAGTTGCTTGCGGAAAAGAAGTCTTTACAAGAGAAGTACGAACAACTTGCAAAGGCAGCCGAAGAAAAGCAGCGTGAAGAACTCGAAGCGCAGGAAAAGTTTAAAGAGCTTTACGAACAGCGAAACACCGAGTACGAAGAAATCAAGCCATACAAAGACAAGTATGAGGAACTTCACGCAGAATGGACGGAGTATCAGACTAAGCAACTTGACGAGTTGAAGACTGGCGTTGATGAGGATATAGCGGATGCTATTATCACCAACGACAGATATAGTTTCACCGAAAAGGTTGAAAAGCTAAAAAAACTCGGCAAGGGCGCGGTAAGTTCCCCGGATTCTTCCCCGGCAAGCAACAGAGGGACTATTCAGGTAGGCGATGCGGATTGGAAAAAAATGGATTTACAAGCGCGTATCGAAGCTTTACACCGAGGTAAAACTACCTAGGAGGCTAAACCATGACGTTTAGCGACATTATTTCAGCCGACAATATTCGGCTTGCGATTGGGACTGACTGGCAGTATGGAACGCCGATTTTTGATTCAAAGTCGTGGCGTACAGACATGACTCAATGGCGCGGTTCAGACCGCGTTACGTGGATTCGCTCCAAAGTCCTTGAAGGCGACCCGGATGGGCAAACAATAGGTATTGATACCGTTCTCACACCTGCAAGCATGACGCAAAAGAAGTATCAAATTCCCGTTGTCAACCGAGGTTCAAGGATTTATGTTGACGAGGTCTTTGAAGACATTAACTCGGCGAACAGGGATTATGTGAAAAAAATCGAAGGGGATTATGCAGCGAAAATTCAAGACAAGGTTGCGCAATATACGGAAGGGCTTTTAATCCGCACACTGGAAGGCGCAAGTGCAGCGATTACTGCAAACCAGTACACAACCTCTTCGCAATTCGCGCTCACCGATTTCACCGAGGCAGCAAGGAAAAGAGGAGACTCAGGCGTTAACAAAGGCGGCAACTTAATATGTAAATCCGACCTTGTTTACAAACTTGAATCCCTTGGTCTTGACACTCGCGCCGACACAACGTACTCCGATGCGCTTAAAGATAATCTTTTACGTAACGGCAATGTAGACAAATACTTGCGCTATGTGCCTGTTTCAACCGACAGACTAACCGACCCGGACGACGACAACGAGTATGCGTACATCGTGGAGGAAGGTGCGCTCATCCTTGGAAATCCGATGATGCCGACTGTGAGTATCGTTGAAGCCGATGACCGCATGGGTGAGTACATAAAATATCGCATAATAACACCGGTCGGTATGGAAGGCGTTTCTTATGGCGGTACCATTAACGACGAAATCACAAATTCTGATTTAGCCACTTCCACAAACTGGGAAAGTGCGCTTGAATACGACAAAAACATTCCGGTCGTCCGGATTCAATATCCGAACGTAGTGCTGTAAGGAGTATAGACATGAGTTTATCAAATGATTTTGTACGGACTTTGCAAATTGTCATAAAGTCCACTAACACATCCTCTACGCTTGTTGGGATTATCCCCAAAAACGCACGGCTGCTTGGCAAACCGAAAGTTACGGTAGTGGAAGCGTTTGATGCTGGCGGGACGGATGTGATAGACATTGGCACTAGTTCCGATGCCGATTATTTTTGCGCGGACGTAGACGTGTCTAGCGCAGGTGCTGCGACTGTTTCTTTTAACTTATACACCGAAGGCGATGCGCTTTCTGACTCAACTGGACTATATGTGAAGTACACGCCTTCCGGCAGTTCACCGACGGCAGGCGAAGCACATATTGTAGTGCAGTATATTTTGTCAGAGGCGTAACAATGACGATTGGGCGCACACGTGAGCAGATGGATAATGCGATAGCGATGTTTGAAAACGCGTATGAAGAAGGGAAAATTGACCGCGCAAAACTTCATAGGCTGATAAAAAAAACACGCGAAAGCTATCGTAGCGGTCATAAAGAGCTGCGTGCGCACTTAGAAAGGATTGCGAGAAATGGCGATTGAAGTACAGGTCGACCAA